AGTTTCACGTGGAACAATTTTTTTATCGTCTGACATATTTATGAGGGGGTGGGGGGTCTTGTATAAGAGTTAGGGTTTACCCTGTGTCACTATAACAGCTGTTATGGTGAGGCAGGGTTTTCCCTAGGTTCAGTGGATTTAGGAGGGGATTCAGTGAGTGGAATACTATGCAAGTCTGGCTCACGAGCCAATGCCAAAATTTGGGGGTCGTGGGTGAGTGGGTCTGTCGAATCTGCCTTTTGCGAAGGGTCTGCCCCCTCTTTTAAGGATGTCTCTGCATCCACATCATCTAGTTCTGCATCATCTCTCGCCACATCATCATCTTGATTGCCTGTTCCTACGAGTTCTGCCAGTAGATCGTCTGCGGATCGTGCTTCGATATCAATTGCCTGACTGTTCTCAATTGCCAGTCTGATACTCGCCATGAGTTTCTCCCGCATCTCACTGGGATCGCTGACCTTGATTACCTCTCGTCTCTCGGTAAAGAGAGCCACCTCGGTAATCTTCCCCAATAGTTCCAGTGCCTTGAGTTGTTGAGCAGGCGGGCAAGCAGGATCGAGAGCCTTTTCTGTGATCCGATGGATTGCCAACGCCCTTAAATGAGCAGGAGTTTGATATTTCTGTGCCTCAAGTGCCACCTTAAACGCATCTATTTGGGTTTGAATAGCCTTGTTTTTTGCGAGAGCCTGCCCATTCTTGCTCTGTGTGCTTGGCTTTCCCTTACTGTTATGCGACTTCCGATAAGCCCCTGCCTTGCTTTCTCCCAGTGCTACCTGCTTGGCGAATTCGATTTGTTTGTGGGTTAGTCGCTTTTCTTTGGCAGTGCTAACCCCCAGTAAAAGAGTATCCACTGGCATAGCCTGTAAGCCTTGCTCTATCTCTTTCCTTGTTAGCCTTTTCATAGGTATCTCTTGAGAATCGTCATAGCCTGATTCTAGGGCAATCAGGATGATTCTGCTACTACTATCTTCTATCTCTCCTATATCTCCTCTATGTTCTCTTAGTAGTGGAGTTGCTACTGGACTGTTGTGCTTCGCACCTTTGCCCGCTTTTAGGTCTATTCGCCCAGACTCCATGCCCCGCAAACCCATGCCCAGTAAGCCCTAAAAATTTATTTTCAAAATACCCTCACTTTTTGGATTCTCATTCGTCTTTATATGTAAGGGAATCAATTTTGATCCCTGTAAACCATGAGGACTTATGAACACAAACTACACAATTTCAGCATTAGAAAGAGCATTAGAGATATCCAACGATATGTTCCAAGATGATCCCCAGTGGCATGACTTACCTGATGTCTCAAGACTTCGGTTTGCTTATGCTCTGATGGTTGCCTTTAAGAATCTCAAGACTGACCATGAATAACTGACTGCCTAGCGGGGTTTGCCCCCCGCTAACCCTTATCCAGTAAGCCCTAAAAAATATTTTTAAAAAAGTATTGCAAACCTATTTATTTTCCCTCAAAATTGTCGGTAGGTGCTTAAACACCGATTCGACTACCAACAAAAGGAGATTCAAATGTTAGCAACAATGCAAGAAGCAGTAAGAGAGTATGCGGAAGTTGTAGGTCGTGATAACGCTGATCGCCAGTGGGTTCTATCCCCTTACGATACTTGGGAATTAAATCCTTTTTATTGTGGTGAGCCACAACCCCATCCTGAGTGTGATGACGAGTAATACCTATAAGCCCACTGCCCAGTGGGTTTATGGATTGTTATTCAACAATCATTCGACTAACTGCTAGGAGATTAAATTGAAAGACTTAGAAAAGATTACCCAAGTTGTAGATCGCTTTGTTGCCTTAGATCAATTCTCTAAAGTTCCCCAAGATACCCTTGGATTAGTATCCATCGAGATCGCTATCAAACTGGGCGAGTATCAAGCCAAGCATGGGAATTTGGACTTAGATTCTATGCTGACTGGTGAGAGATATGACTTCGTGCATGACATTGTTGGTATTTGGGCGGGTGATAACTTTACCCCAAGGTTTACCAAGCATTGATACCTGTAAAGGAGTCGGACTGATGAGCCTTTAATAGGCGAAACCCCGAAAGGGGTCTTCGACAAACTGCTAGGAGATACAAATGGCAAACTGGAAACAAACGCTAGACATCACTGACCTGATGGAATCCTTTGAGCAAAACGAGGATGCTCAAGACTTCGCTAAAAAGACCTCTGCTCGCATTACCCAGTTCATTGAAGTCAATCAGTCTTGGACTGATCGTCAAAGCATTACGGATGATCTGCAAGATATCGCTGAGGGACTTTCATACGCTGACGATACTGCTGAGGTTGATTACTTACTGGTTGATCTTTACGATCTAGCCGACTCTGCCCGCATTTGGGTTAAAACATTCTAAGGGGACTTACATGGAAACATTATTACAACGCTATCAAATCTATTTAGCCTGTGCTAATGATGGCACTGGTCATTCCATCACTGATGGCAAACCACTGAAGACTTTTGAAGAGTGGTTGAATTCCTGATTGACACCTGTAAGCCCATGCACTGCGTGGGTTTACGGATTATCAATCCTGATAATCATTAACTGCTAGGAGATTAAATTGGATTCGACTACCACTTTAGATTTAAGCCAGTTCTATGGCACTGAGAATTACTATCGCACCAATCCCTTTTTTGCTAAGGATATGGTTCATACGGATGGGGTTCAATACTTCGCTGACAATGCGGGTAATGGTGCTTACTGGTTCTTGGACATTATCGCCACTGAAGCATTTCCACTGCTCAAGAAAGAGCCATTCTTGGCTATCAAATTGACAGTTGCCAATGGCAGTGCCGATATCAGTATTGAAGATGGTGATTACAGGACTTTCAAACAAAAGCATATTGCTCATACTGACTGCCCTGATGGGGAGTATCAGTTCTTCCTGACCGACAATGTTCTCATGCTTACTTCGGAGTATTGATTATGACTCACTACTTTATCGGCAAAGAGACATTTACTGCACCATTGATTATGGAAGGCAGTTGGGGCGAGAAGGATATCGGGACTCACGAATCCACCATGGAGTTGTATTTCCGAGATGATGCTACTGGGTTCATTGAGTGGGATATCGAGGATGTGGGTTTTGAATACATTGGTCTGTGGTTCACCATTGACCAGTTTGGTATCCGCACCTTGGATGAATATGATGGGGTCATGTGCCTGTCTGACAAGGCAATAGCCCTGTTGCGTAAGTTTGATGTCATTGTTCCCAAGGAGTTTGAATAATGAGAATCGTTGAAGATAGCAATGGATTCAAAATTGGAATCCAAGAGGACAAAACTACTGGTCGTATCTTGTGGCGGGAATGGAAATGCCATTGCAGTCGGATGGTCTGCTCTAGTAGGGGTGATGATGTCGCTTGTGAATGTGGACAGTTGTTTAATGCTTACGGGCAAAGACTGGTTGATCCTTGCCTGTGGGAAGAAAACGAGGATTACTAGGCAAACTGAAGAGACTTGAATAGTCGAAACCGAATCGCCTGTATGGGGTTCGGTCTTTGTCAAAACTGCTAGGAGTGAATGTATGTCTAAATTTATGGTTGAAATCAATACCGACAATTCAGCGTATGAGACTGACTACTATGAGGAAGTAATAGCAAATCTCAAGAGTGTTATCGCAAATGTGGACTGCTCGGAATTGAATGGAATTATTAGGGATACCAATGGCAATAAGGTTGGTAGGTTTTATACACATTGCGAAGAGGTGTGATATGCCGACAATTAAGATCAAAGCCTATGATGCAGTCATTAGTTGCGACTGGTTAGGTGATGGTGCAAATGTATTACTGGGAGTCGCAGAAGAGGGTCATCCTGAAGATGCGTATTTTGATAGTTGGGCAGATGAAAAGATTTACTTCTTTTTGACTGAGCAGGAAATGCAATCGCTGAAAGCGGGGGACATTCTTAATGATGGTGAAGACTTCACAATCTTGAGCATTGAAAAGGATGATCCCACTGTTTTTGAAGTTGAATACATACTTGAGGAGTGCTAATCATGCGTGTCGCTGAATTATCAATCTACAAATACTCGGAGTTGGAGGGCAAAGCAAAGCAAAGGGCTAAAGACTGGTATGTCAATGGCATGGATTACCCTTGGCATCAGGAGAACATTGATTCAATCAAGGCATTTTGCGATCACTTTGGGATTACCTTAAAAGACTGGGCGATTGGTGGTCGTGGTGAATTTTTAAAGACTGATGTTGAAAACCATCATTTCAGAGGGTTTACCTTGGAAGATGCCAAGAAACTAGCCAAAACTGGGTATTTGCCAAAATCAGGTATGTGGTTGGACTGCACCATGATCCAGTCATTCTTTGAGGAATTTAAGAAAACTGGTGATGCCATGTATGCCTTTCATCAGGCATTGGAAACTGCTTTAAGGGCTATCAATCAGGATATTGAGTATCAATACTCGGATGAAGCAGTTGAGGAAATGATGGAAATCAATGCTTATGAGTTTGATGAAAATGGGAGGATTTTTTAATGTGGGACTGGATTGTGCCAATAGCAATAGCCTACACTGCCTATGTGGTGTGGTCTGCAATCGTTACTTTTAACTAGGAGAGTGTGATGAAAGAAATTAAGGATTACGACAAGTATTGGAATGATGAAGCCAAGAAACTGTTGTTGCATAAACGCATTGTCAATGTGCGATACATGACCAAGGAAGAAATGGGAGAGATGGGTTGGTATGAAAGGTCAATCGCTTTTCAAACCCATGATGGTCTGTGGTTCTTCCCCAGTCGGGATGATGAGGGGAATGGTGGTGGTGCATTGTTTACCAGTGATGATAAGCAATCCTGTTTGCCAGTGATGCCCTGAGTGATACTTCTATGCCTTTGTGTGAGGGCATAGGGATTGTCATTCGGCAATCATAACTTTAACTGCTAGGAGAATGTTATGGGTTTAGATATGTATTTAACTGCCAAGAGATATCTTTGGTCTGACAAAGACAAAGAGATCGCAAAGGATATCAATGATGCAGTCGGGGTAGAGTTTGATCCTGAGAAACGCTTTGCGGGTTCAAGCATGATGGTCAAAGAAGTATCCATTGATGCCATGTATTGGAGAAAGGCTAACGCTATCCATGGTTGGTTCGTGGAAAACTGCCAAGGGGGTAGGGATGAATGTCAGGAGACTTACATACCGAGAGAGAAATTGGTGAAGTTGAGAGACTTGTGCCAGTCAATCCTGAATGATCCTGATGGCATAAGGGATGATGATTTAGATCCAGTAGAGGGATTCTTTTTTGGTTCAACGGAAAAAGATGAATGGTATCTGCAAGACTTAAAGAATACTGTTGAGGGCATTACCAATGCTTTATCACTGCCTGAAAACCAGTATGAGTTTTACTATCAAGCAAGTTGGTAAGGGGGTTATATGGACTTTGATTCGTGGTGTGCCAAATACAAGCCCATTCCAAATCATCTAAACGAGGATGGTGTGGACTATTTCGAAACCTATGGTATTGAACTGGGCTATGTATTGGGGGTTGCGGACTGCAATCCCAAGAGGGTATGGACTTATGTTGATGGGGATGGTGGGACTTACCTTGTCAATGGGTATCACTTAGTAAATCGTATTTACTACATGATTACCGAAGTGCCATACGAGGGTGAATATGTTGAAGTAATAGTTAGCCAAGACGAGGTGCAAGCATGAGTTATGACTCAGATTATGAAAGTGTTTACATGGTTGAGTTTGCATCAGGCAGAACAATCCATGTTCAATTCTTTGATGTAGAGGAAGTAAAAGATTACTGCTCTCAACATCATCCTGATAAGGTTATTAAATCAATCTATCAAGAGGTTTATTGTAATTTTGAGGAGTGTGAAGATGCCTAAATACTTTGAGGTAGAAGATGATGAGCAGAACATTTGCTTAGACTGCCATCATATTGGATTTACCCATGCCGAGCATGAGATTGAAGGGCAGGAAGAAGCCGAGGTAGTTTGCCCAAAATGTTATAGCACCTATTACTTTGTCATTTCTGAAGAGGAGAAAGCAAATGCCTAAAAAATCACTTGAAGAAATTGAATTGGAAATGAATAGTATGTTTTTCGATTTAACGAAAAGATGCAAGATCGAATATTACGAATGGCGATTAGAAGACAAGATGCACTATGGTCGGCTGATGGCTATGAAGCAAAGAAGACTGGCTGAACAACAACATAAGGAGAATCAAAATGCCTAATTGGTGCGATAACACTGTATATATAACCCATGATGATCCCAAGAAGATTCAGGTTCTTGTGGATGCGTGGAAAGCAAACAAATTCTTTGGAACTATCCATCCTGAGCCTGATTACACCAAGGTAAAGGTCAAGCCAACATTCCCCAGTATCAAGGGTAATGAAGATCCAGTTGATCCTGAATCTGCGTGGTGGGATTGGCGGGTTCAGAACTGGGGAACAAAGTGGGAGATCACAACGGATGAAGCCTACATTGATACCAGTAAGAATGAGATAAGGGTATCTTTTGCGACTGCTTGGTCTCCGCCTACTGGAATCTTTGACAAACTGGTAGATCAAGGTTATGGGGTCAATGCTCTTTACTATGAGGGTGGATGTGCTTTCTGTGGTCAGTATGTGGATGGTTCAGATGAGACCTATGACATTAGCGGTAATTGGTTGGATGTCAAAAACAATATCCCCGATAACATTGACCTTGAGTTTGGCATCACCGAGAGCATGAAAGAATGGGCTATGCAAGAACTTGCTGATGAGATCGAGGAACTGGAAGAAACCTTGAAAGAAAAGGATGATGCTGAACTTTCTGCCCAGTTGATCGCCAAGAAGAAAGAACTTGAGGAGATGGAAGATGCCTAAATATACAGTTGTGTTCGTGTCGTATGGGTATGTAGAAGTTGATGCTAAAGATCAAGATAGTGCGATTAGTAAAGCATACGAGCAATCTACATGGGATCATTTTGAGACGCCTGAGTATGTCAGAGTTGAGGAGATGCAAGATGCCTAAGATCACTATTGAACTGGATTTGCCTGATGGTCAGGAAATCCCCAGTGCTGAGAATATTCTTAAACTCACAAGCCCTGATTACTATACGGACTTTTGGTGCGTTGAGGATGTTCTTGCCGACCATGACTGGCTAACCCAAGAGCAAGCAAGAGAGGTCATTGAACTGATGTATCGCTACCATGATGCCACTATTGGCATTAACTGGGATGTAATCCATGAAATTGTCAGGGAACATTTCAGCAAGCCTGAGGGATACTGCTTTATTGAGACCGCAGAGAATACTCTTGATCCCAAGATGAAGTATGGGATACAGATATGCTCGGATCGAGAGGGAAATAGTGTTGATGAGGTTCTTTGGTTTGAATCTGAGGATGAATTCAAAGATGAAATGCAAGACCTTAAAGACAATGACTTTGTATTTCCTGATGAGGAGTTAGCCCATGCCTAAATTCTATGTAGTTTTTACCGAGGAATCCACAAAAGATCATGGCTACTATGTGGAAGCCAAAAACAAAGCCCAAGCATACATAAAAGCCGAAGAGAAATACTTTGATCATCAAGACGCTGATATTGTTAGCACTGGCTATGCCAAGACTCTTGGGCATGAGGTGCAGAAAGCATGAGCAAATACGATAGCGATTTATTGGATGAATATTGCGAAGAGCAATATGGGCATACCGACTGGTCTATGAACTGGGATGAACAAGGGAACATGATTGTTACTTTCCACAAAGAGCCAAGAGAAGAGTATTTGTCTGAATTGGATGATGTGTCTGAATTGGATGATGACGCAAAGCCAGTGCGTATGCGTAAAGACTTGGCAGAGCAAGGATTAACTATCCCTGCTGGCAAGAGTTGGTCTGTTTACGACAATCTTGAGGATGTTATCTACCTAAGTGCAGAAGACCTTGAGGGTGCGTATGAGGTTGATACTGGAGAAGATCCTGATAGTCATGCTTTTTGCCCTGTTAAGTTAAGAGATGGGCAAGTAGTTTATTTAATTGGTGTTGACCTAGAATGGTTTGCAGAGGAGATAGATCATGCGTAGATATGGAATGAGTGTCAAATTTATTGGGACTACCTATGTTGAGGTGGATGTGCCAAATGGGGAAGATCCTGAAGAATATGGGATGGATGTGGCTAATCCAAAAGATGTAGATAACTGGGAAATCGTTGAGGTTTACGGATTAGATGAGGTAGATCCGAATGCCTAAAAGTATCCTAGAACTTATAAAAGAACACTTAATTACATGGCCTCAGTCGGTGGATTCTCAGTTGTGGAATGACCGAGTTGAGACTTTGATTAAGAGGGTTGAGGAGTTAGAGGCAAAGAAAGATCCAAAACCTGAGTAGATTTACCTAGCAGTAAATGGATACCCCCAGTGCCGTATGACTGGGGGTTTTTCTATATTATCTGCCTATCAACACCTTTTTGAGGGATTGGGACATCCTAAATACTCCATGAGCAACATAGTCATCATTGAAATCATGCCCGATTGTGTCGCTGATCCAATAAGGTTTGCCTGTCTCTTTGGCGATTCTTTCTCCGACACCACTGGGGTCATTGTCAGCCACGACTATCCCATTGGGGATAAGCCTTGCTACTTCCTTGAGGTTGCCTGCACTAAAGCAAACATGGATTGTGTATCGCATTTTATTGGCTCTCATTACCGCCTGAATAGACAAGCCCGTAGCCAAACCCTCGCAGAAGATCGGGACACCTTTTGCATCAAAGGTGAAAGTTGCCCCCTTCGTCTGCTGACCATAGAGAAACTTCTTATCCCCCTCGTTATCGATGAGTTGGCATCCTACTATTTTTCCATCTTTCCGCATCGCCACTACTAATTTGCCATCATAAACTGGCATCTTTTCGTCTGGAAATCCTTTTTTCAACAGATAGGGATGGTGCATAACCTCAGTCTGGTGCATGATCCATCCCGCTTTAGCACAAGCACGATCAGCCAGAGCCTTGCGTTTTTGGTCTTCTTGGTCTCTTAGTTTTAGGAACTGTGGGGTTGTCGCATAATTTCCGTTATTGCGCCACATACTTGGCTTATCCATGGTTGCCCAGTTTTGCACCCAGCCAACATCACCCATGAATTTATAGCGCCCATTACGCTTATGGGGATGGTCATCTGTTGGGGTTGCTACCCATTTAAAAGGAACAACACTGTTGATAATCAGCCCATGGGATCGGGCAAAGTCTTCAAACCTCATTTGACTCCCTTTAACTTAGATATCTCTTGGCACTTTTCGTTATATTTTTTCATCCATAGTCCTCGCTTGGATGCGAAATAAGTAATTCTTCTTTGGAACATATTTACATCATTGATATAACTTTGCACTTCATCATCAAAGATTTTCTTTTGCTCTTGCATTTCTTGTTCTAACTGCACTATGCGATCTGCTTGCTGTTTCAGCATCATTCCAGCCTGATAATATTCGCTGTTTTCACAATCAGTTACATCCAACATTTGTTTTGCTAATTCGTATGCGTTCATTATCTATCTCTCCTTTTTGCCCACTGAATGTCTTTACTCCTGATCCACTTTTGGGTATTGATGGATGGGGGGATGGTGGTATCTGCTAATCCTTTAGGCCATACCCCAAACTTCTCCCGATACTTGTGACTCGCCCAGTTGGGGTTGTAACTTCTTTGCTGTGCGATATATAAGAGTTCGGAGTAGAAGATTTGCTTGTCATCTTTCCTTGCCTTTACACCCGCTACCAGTTCAATTAACTCGCCAGCCACGGAATCGACATGGTTGCGTCTCTTACGGACATGACCACAGGCGGGGCAGGTATCACTGTTCTTAGGCCATAGGTATCCACAAGATGGGCATTTAGACTCACTCTTGATCTTCTCAGTGGGTTCTTTCTTGGCTTTCTCTTGCTTGCCACGCAAAGAACGCACCCCATCCTCGTATATTTCATCCCAATCCTCTCGAAAACGAATGTAGTTGCCTGAATGATCAAGCCACAGAGCAAACTCCTTGCCTTCGTGGGTTCGCATTACACGCCCCATCTGTTGGATGTGGGATGACAGGGATTTGGAAAAGGGTCTGGCAGAAACTCCGATCATTACATCGGAGACATCAAAGCCACGAGTCAGGATGTCGGTTGCGATCAGCCCGTTGATCTGGGTATCTGGCTTAGCAAAATCCTCAATCGCTGCCTTTTTGAAATCGTCATTATCCTTGTAGGATATCGAGACAAAGTTGTATCCCTTGATAGCAAACTGCTCTACAAGGTCTGCGCCATGGGCTACACCCGAACAGAACACAATCGTCTTCATGGGTTTGCCATAGATTTCATGAGTCTTTTTGATCCATTCATCCACGATATCGCCAGTAATACGCATTCCTCGTTCTGTTACTTGGTCAGCCGACCACTCACCAGCAACCTTCTTCACCCCAGTCATGTCTATCTCTTTGGCAATATAGACTTTCAAGGGGGTCAGCCACTTCTTATTGACTAGATCTTCGGTGGTTGCGCCACACACCACATTAGTATAAAGATCCCCCAATCCTTTGGTAAAGGGGGTTGCGGTGAGCCCTATGACTTTGATGTGGGGATTGTTTAGGATGAAGTCAGATGTCTGCTTCCTAGCGATGTGGCACTCGTCCACGATCATTAGATCGACCTCTGGGAAATCAGATCTGCGTTCTAGGGTTTGGGCAGAACATACCTGAATGCGGTTGTGGCGGTCAAACATCCAATGGTCAGCCTGAAATACACCATGCTTGATACCATACTTGGTCAGGCGCATACTGGTTTGATCGACCAAAACCACTCGGTCTAGCACCATGGATGCCCGCTTGTAGTTCTCTGCGGTGGCTTTCATAAGGTAGATGGCTACCTCAGTCTTGCCAAATCCTGTTGGTGCATAAAGCAATTGGGATCTATGCCCACGCTTAAATCCCTCTCGTAGAGCATCGACCACGCTGATTTGATGCTCACGCAATTCTAAAGACTGCATGAATACTCCTAACTGTTAGGATTCCCCCCTAACTTGGGCTTGGGCAATTATTTGCCCAGTTCTTTTTTAAGTGATTCTTCTAACTGTGTTGCCAACGCAGAAAGGAATCGGGCTTCTTGCAAAGCCTCTTTGATCTTCCTTTCATTGGCTAGTTCGTATGCGGTGCGGATCGTATGCTTGATCGCTGTGCATACATCGGAGTAGTCGGTCATGCGGTCTCCTTTTCAAATTTCTTTAACCTGTTGGTTAATGATTTAACAGTCTTCATTAACTCGGAGTTGCGGTTCTGATACATATCTCTGCCTTCACGCAAGGATTTGTTTTCGATCTCCAATACTCGGATCTGCTCACGCAAGTCTTTAATGGTCTGCTCAGCATCGATCTTCTCAATGTCTGAAGCATCCCACTGTCCGATGGCAATCTTGTCCCGCAGAACAGTGTTCTCGTCTGCCAGTGAGTTGATTGTGTCGGTCAGTTCGTTGACCTTTTGCTCCAGTTCTGCGGTGGGGCTTTCGGTGGTGAGATCTGGTTTGGTTGTTGGGGTTGAAGCCTTTTTCTTCTTTTTATCGGTCTTCATGGTGGTTGTGTTGCCATGCTTATCGACATAAGTAACAGAAGTTTGGGCTGGCTTCTTTAATTCTTCTTGCATCGCTACCCGCACACGCCCAACAGTCATGCTGGAAATACCTAGTTCCTTAGCAATATGGTTGTTTGACATTTTGCCGTACTCTTCATCGGCAAGCATGATGCGGATGATGGCACGAATATCTTCTGCTTTAAGGCGATTGCCATGTTTGTTGTTGGCTTTCCATGCGTAGAACTGTGCTTCACGCAGTGTGCCAGTATGGACTATGGCTTCGATGGTGGTTGTGGTGGCATTCGACTTAATCGCAAAATAGCGGTGGAATCCATCGACTAGCCAGTATTCTGAGCCATCATGGAATACTTCTACTGGTGGGAAAACGACTCCCTCACGCATGACCTCGGCATATTCTTTGACTAGGTCTTGATCCAGTTTAAGGCGGGGCTGAGTGCCCCCATCAGTACGGATGTTGAGTATATTTAGTTTCTTCATGCTTGTTTCCGATCAAGGGTTATTTTTAATTGTTCGGCAAAGACTCTTTTGAGATTACTGAAACTGCCGTTGCCAAAGTTTGGGATTTTACGCAATTGGTTTTCATTAAACAATGCCATGACATCGCCAACAGTTTGGCATCCTTCTGCTACCAAGCAGTTGTAGGTTCGGACTTTCAGGGGCAGATCATCAAGCGAGATCGCATAAGTCTTCTCGTTGACCTTGTCATCCTTAAAACGCAAGCGGGAATAGGCACGTTCCAGTTGTTGCTTGGCTAATTCTAGTTGTCCTCGCAATTGATTTAACTCTCTGACTTTTGCATCTTCTTCTAAACGCTGATTGACAAAGGCAGAAAAGTTTGCCATGTCCGCAATACTATTGAACTCTACAGTCATTTTCATAACACTCTCCTTAAAATGGGGCTTCTTCAAACACAAAGGCTGGTTTATGGTCCTTCACTCGCTTGTACGACCAACCCTTACGCACAGCGATTAAACTCTTGGCTTCTTCTAAGCGCCCGACTATTCGCATCAGGTCGCCTGTCTCATCTCTTATCTCATATTTGGTCATAGTTAAGTAAGTAATACAGTCAAGTAAGAAGAGTTGCTTTTTGGTGGACGCACCTAGCCTCTCCTAGGTGTGCCTTCAACAGTTGCTTTTCGGAGCCACTGCACCCGCCAGACGTTCGATCTAGGACTCTGGCTTCGCCATCCTTTCCCCTGTTTCAGATCTAATCCCACAGTAGGGGGTCTTCCCATATAGCTGTTGTTATGTCCGACCTATATGGTGTAGCTGTGGAGAGTTACGAAGAGTGAAGAGGCAGTTATGCCTTTCACACGTTCTCGTAATTCTCCTAGCACGACTAGATTAAACCAACAGAAATAAATTTGCAACAATTTTTTTTCACAAAAGAAAAACCCCCAGGAGTGTGAGCCTGGGGGTTTTGAGGTGAGTGTGTTCACCGAGGGCTTGCTTTGCACAAAACCAATCTGCTAGGAGTGGAGAACGTGCGATACCAGTGTGGGCTGGTGCACTAAATATAGCACATGAAAGGAATAAACGTCAACATATTGTGTTCCATAGGTGTCTATAGGCATCCAAGAGCATCTATTTGGTATCAACAAAGCCGTTCTCAAAGAGCCAGCCTATGGTCTTGCGGTGCGCCTCTTCCCAAAGCTCGGTACGTTCTTCCTTGCTCATCTGGTAGCCCTGATCCAGATTGGAATGACACCGAAAACATAATGCTGCGATGCGGAAATCGTGGGACTTGAGGGATCTCCCTTTTCCGTCACGGAGCTGGTTTGAATGTGCAGCGCAGACTGTTCCGTCTTGTTTGCCACAGTTCTGGCATGGGCTGGTTCTAACGGATTCTAGGAGCTTCTTGTTGCGGTAGATGGTCATATAAGATCATCTGGGGCATAAACGTCATAGCGAGCTCGTAAAGCTATCCTAATCTTTTCCAAGGCGGTCTTTTCCAAATGGGATACATAGGCACGGGATATACCCATCTCCTTGGCTATCTCTT